TGGTGCGAAGCCCCTCGTTGTCCTTTAGTACCTTCTCCATCCTCGCAGCCGCGCTGCCCGCCGCGTCGAACGAACGAGTGAGGTCGTCGACTCTGTTTGCCATTCTCCCGATTTCGTCGATTGCGACCGGGAGACCCTCGTCGAGGCGGTCGATTAGCTCTTGAGCCTCGGCTTGGGCTGAGACGAGCGCGGGCTCAAACCGCTCACGAATCGTCCCCGAGGTTTTCTCAACCTCCCTGGCGAGCTTCCCAAGCGTTGTTGCAATGCCATCGCTGACAGCGAATCGCTTTGAGAAGTCGTCGGAGTTGAAGTTCTTGACGGCTCCCATCTGCGCCGCAGCCATGGCGCGAAGGCGCTTCTGGCTGGTCGTGTACATATCCGCGAACGACTTCTCGACGGACCTGTTCGTGTTCCGAAGGGAGTTCTCGATCGATCTCAGGGCGTTCTCAAACGGAGCCGCGAAACCGCTCTGCACCTTGGACGCAATGTCCGTGGTGTTGACGGTGACGAGCGCTGAGATTTTCCCGAGATATCCTGCACTCATCACACGCTCGCGTTGATGTCTTCGCCGGGCTTCTTCGTGAGCTTCATCAGTTCGGCGATGATCTGGTCCTGCGTCTGCTCGACCCGTCTCGTCGCCGGGATGAACGCCGACTCCTCCGGCACCTTGTTGCCGTAGTTGCCAGACGAGGCCATGATGATCCGGCAGATTCTTGCGGTCTGCTGCCAGCCATCATCGAGCGGCCACCGCTGGTCGTATGCGTACCACTCGGATAGCTCTTGCGAGTCCATTCGCGAGAGCATCTCCGAGACCGTCATCCCGCCGAGGGCTAGCGCGAGGCGGTGATAGAACCGTCGCTCTGGCCGCTCGGCGAATCTTTTCCCAGCGCGTCGACCGCCTTCGCCGACAGGTAGTTGATGTCCCAGGCCCGGTCGAATACGCGAGCCAGGACGTCGCCGGACTTCTCGCCAAGCTGCGCTACCTGATCAGGGGTGAACAGCAACGCGCCGCGCTCGTCACAGAGGGAAAGAACAAGGAACCTGCACCGGACGGCGCGGTCCTTCTCCTTGTTGATCCACTCCTCAAACTGGTCGCGGTCGGTGCCGCGAAGAACTCGGACGTACACCGTGCCGCCCCACTCAGGAACCTCGACGGGCTCCACCTTGGTGTCGTTTGCGGAAATGATCTGACTGGCAGAGAGACCGGCCATGAGAAAACCTCGTTCAAGGACCGTAGTAATCTGTCATCACGAAGTTCAGGGAACCTCGCACGACATCGCCAGACCTGACTTCCGTGCTGGCTGATTCAAGGATGACGTTCCGGGTGACGCTGTACCCCGGCGAGCCGAAGACAAGCGGCCCCCGAACGCCAATCACCGCCTGGGGGTCGAGGCCACCGTAGGCGTGGATGTAGTCGACAGTCACGCTGCCAGGGCTTATAGCCCCCGTGGGCACCATGACCGTCGTATTCGCGGCATCGTTGATCCCGGTCATGTCGACGATTTCCGCCTTCGGCGTGTTGATCGACAGGCCGGTAATGATCGCCACCGCCCCGTTGAATGTGAACGTGGCGCCTTGCGCTGTAACGCCGGCCATGCTTCACACTCCCGTCGTCAGGCGACCTTGAACGTGACACTGCCCGAGATGAGCGCGCCGACGGAGCCGCCGGTACTCGCCGAGGTGATCGTCGAGTTGCCCGAGAACACCATCGGCCCCGTGATCGAAAGCACGCCAGACGTGCCGGCCGTGAGGACGGTCGTCGAGATGACGTCGACAGACACCTCACGGTTAGTTGCGAACCCACCGACGAACTCCTTGCGGCCGTTCGGGGCGATTCCGAGGTGACTGCCATCGATCAAGTCCTGTTGGTCGCTGACCTGGACGCTCGTCACCGTCAGGACGGTGCCGCCGAAAGAACACGTCAGACCCTGTGCGGAAATGCCTGCCATCGAAGAAGCCTCCTTGCGGTTATCCGACCGATTCCTGCCACCGGACTTGGTATGCCTGCCTGACCTCGTAGGCCGGTGGAAGCTGCGCTCCCTGGACTGATGGGTCCAAGAAATCGTCAAGCTCAGAAACCAGCCTCATATCTTGTATTGTAGCGTTTGCGAGCGTGCCGGTGCCGCCATCAAGCGCGAGTCGAACCTCATCGGCAACCGCTCGGGCGGTGTCATAGTCAAGCGCCCAGCAGGCAATCTGAATCGTCGCCACCGGGGCGTAGATTGGCCCGCTGCTTGTGATCGTTGATTCCCGCGAGATGTTGGCCCGTCGGTAAAGAAGGAACGGGAACGGAGCGTCCTTCGGCACCGCCAGCGGGTACACGTTGAAGCCGACGTACCTCGCCACCCGCGGCGAGGTGATGAGCTTGAGGCTGATGTGCTGCTCTGGGGAAATGATCATGCGGCGTATGCCGAAACGGCATTCCTCAGAACGCGAACGACTTGGTTGTAGACGTTCATCCGTTGGTTCGCGATTGACTCCTGCATCCAGTGGTGAGCAGGCATCGGGGCGATCACTTCGCCGGGCTTGAGCGTGATCGGGTGCTGCGGCCTGCCGTCGCCGCGAGGGCCGGGGCCGGCGAAGTCGCGCGAGTAGCCCGGCCTGCCCGCAGGTTGACCCGCTCGCTCGCGCAGGCTTCCCATCAAGAAGTAGTAGCCGCGGCCGGCATTGGCGAACGCCTCGTCATTCATGCGGCCTGCCCTACGCATCATGCGTCCGTTGATCCTCTGGTGGACGTTGACGTAGGTCCGACGACCCTGGGTTCCTGGGCGCCGGGGTCCACTGCCGAACTCGATGAGAAAGCTGTGGTTCCCCGAACCACCCTTCTCGGAGGCGCCGCCGTTTCCCGTGCTTTTCGGGCCGACGACCGCGACTGCGACGACGCCGCCGCTCTTGTTCTCGTACCGCTTCTTCTTGGAATCGACCGACTTGGCGAGGTTGCCCGTCGCCATGTGGATCGAAGCCCGTCGCTTGTAGTCGTCGCCGATGATCTTGGCGCCGCTCTCGACGGCGTTGAATAGAACGGCGTCGCTCTCAAGTACCCCCACGAAGCCCTGGAGTTGCTGGGCAAGTTCCCTGATTCCGTTGACCCGAACGCCGACGAACCCCTCGGCCGTCTTCTTTGCGGTCAACCCGGAAGACAGGACTCTCGCGAAGGCGCCGTATCTGTTTCCGACAGCCATCACGTCACCTCCTTCGCCAGAATCTCATGGATCGCCCGAACCTCACGCTCGACGATGCTCGAAATCTCCATCACGCGGCCACGCCACACCATCCGCCATGTGTGTTCGATGCCGGGGTGGAACCGGATGCGGACCTTGTGGCTCACGATGGCGTTTGCCTGCATCGCCTGGAGGATTTCGCGGGACGAAAGGCCGAGGACGCTGGCCCATACCTCGGCGACGTCCTCCCACTCCAGATTCGCAGACCCCATGCCCGTCCGGTTCGTCGCCGGCTTCTGGAGAAGCACCCGCTCGCGCATCATGCCGGCATGGATCATCAGCCCACCCACAACGCCGTGTAGGAGCCCTGGCCGCTCACCGAGGCCACCGTGACCGTCGCCGTGACCGGCAGGACCGCCACGCGGCCCGCGGAGACGTCGATCGCCCCCGCGAGCCGCAGGGGCTGCGCACCCTCGTTCTTGACGACCAAAGTCGACAGTACCGTCGGGCCGGAGATCGAGATCGCCGATGTGCCCACGGTCGCTGATCCGATGTACTGAATGACGTTCGGCTCAATGAGGAAGTGGTCGGAGACGCTGTTGACGACGAACGTCGCCGTGCCAGCGTCGTGGCAGACGAGATCGACGTCGAGCTTTGACCGAAGTGTCATCGTAGTACCTAGTTTGCTACCTAATTCCAGCCCGCTACTACCTAAATACCCCCAGATCAGCCACGGCCAGCAGCGTGTCGAACGTCTTCGGAATCGTCCCGTAGGTGCCCGGCGCCACGATCTGCCGCGTGTCGTACCAATGTGCCACCAGCATCATGATCAAGTGCTTGTAGACAGGCGGCACGCTCGACCCGTCGTCGCCGAAGCCGGCGGTGTAGTTGACGACGACGCTGTTCTCGTCGCCGCGGACGCCGGGCCATGTGTCCGACCAGTTGGGATAGATGCGGCCGGGGACCGTGCGGGTGTCGACCCTGAAGTCTCCGGCCGCGCTGCTCTTGGTGGACATCAAGCCGTCCCCAAGGCGATAGCTCACAGTGACGTTGGCCGCCTGGAGCATCGGCCTGGGCAGGACAATCTGCCAGACCGGGAAGAGGTCGTAGGACGTCTCCCAGACGGTCGTGAGGAGGGTGATATCGAGGATGTCCTCGACGTACTGCCGCGCGACGGCGATCAACGCCTGGATGTAGGCGTCGTCGGCCTCAGTGTCGACGCGGGCCTGGACCTTCGCCTCGGCAAGCGACACCGGCTCGACCGCCGGCTGTGAGATGCGGACGAGGCTTCGGAATGGCGTGATCGTCGGGGTGGGCCGCTGCGGCGTCCCGAAGACGATGTAGTCCATGGGCTACTTCCTCTTGCCGGTTACGACCGGCTTTGGCCCCGGCTCGGGCGACGGGGCCGGCTCGTCCTTGACTTCCTCGATCATCCGCCGCCCGATCAACGACTCGCACATGCCCGCAGGCCAGTCAGGGAACACCTGACCGGCCTCGTAGCCGTCGAATCCCATGAGGATGCGAATCTTCATACCTGCCCCCAAGCCTTCTCTGGTGCCTTCTGGCCGTGCTTCCAATAGTCCGTCGTGTGCTGGAGAACCTTGCAGTCGGCCACCTGCCGCGACGGCCAAGTGATCATCAGTTCGGCGTGGCCGACGCTGACGTGCGTCGCCAGCCCCAGCTTGTGCCCGCTCTTGCGGAACTGCTTCCAGAATGCGATGTCGGCGTCCATGTGGCCGCCATCGAACGTGCCCTTCTCGTTGGCCGTCTCGACGAACCACGGCCGCGGCGTGGCCTTCAGGGCCGATGCCCGAAGGAACGTCAGGCCGAAGTGCGAGGTCTCCACCGGCTGCACCGGCTTCTTGAACCAGTCGTCGCCGACCTGCGTCTGCTCGTCCGGCGTTGAGCCCGCCAGGGCGAACATGACCGCGTTGGCCTCCCGCTTCACCTGAAGAGGGGCGATCGCGTCGACTCCGCTCCACATCGCGAGCGTGAGGAGGGCCTCGACGGTCTTCGCGCTGAAGATCGTGTCGTAGTCGATGGTCAGCACCCAGTCGGCGTCCTCGATGACCGACTCGATGGCCATCTGGAGGCTCTGACCCCAGTAGGCACCCGTCACTTTGACCGGCGAGATGCCGTGTGGCGCCAGGGCCGACGCCACGCAGAAGAAGTTGTCCGTGAAGCCCAGCCGCGGCATGGACATGACCGCGGCGACCTTCACTTCGGCTTCTGTGTTTCCGACGCGAACCAGCATTTTGACGCTCCAAGTAAGGAGCGGGCGCGCTTCCCTGCGCCTTGCCGGCCGTCAATGGCCGTCCCGCATGAGATCAGCCAACCACCCAACCGATGCAGCCAGCCTCGCTCGCGGTCGTCGGGGCGTTCTCGCCACGCGACAGACGAGCCGAGGCCACCATGTTGATCGAGGCCGACGGCGTGACCGTCAGCTTCAGGTAACGCCGCAGCGCCTTGGCATCGACGTCCAGCTTGTAGGCCACGGCGGTGACGGTCGTCGCCGTCGCGATCGTGAAGTCCGTTCCGCCGGTGAAACCGGGGACGGCGACGTAGGTCGAGTCGTCGCTGGACTGCTCGACCTTCAGGACCGAGGCGAAGGTCGTGGCCGCGTTGGCGGCCCGGATCGCCACGAAGCTGACTTGGTCGTACCCGAGGGTGTCGACGGTCAGGGTCACTGCCGAACTGCCGACCGAGGTCGGGACCGCGGCGACGATCTTTTCCATCTGCGTGTGGATCATAGCGCTGGTTGCTCCTGTGAGAGGTCTAGTGGGGTAGTTTCAGGCTCAAGACGCGGCGGTCTTGAGGGCGATCACGGGGCCGGCGATGTCGGTCCCGGCCGGGTCTTTCGTGCCGAGGGTGTGATGGACGATGTCGAACCGCATCGTGCCCTGGAGGAGCAACTGATCGGTCGTGGCGTAGACTTGGTCGTACATCCGCACCGAGAAGTCCCGGCGGCGAGCGTAGATCGAGGACAGCCCGAGGTTGCCGAACAGCACCTTGACCTGCGAGGGGTCGGAGCCGAGGGTGCTGTTCATGACGTGGACCTGCTCGACTGGGTAGCCGAGGAAGGTCTCGGTCACACCGCCGCCGAGGTCGGCCACGGTGTTGCCGCCCGAGGCGTAGCGGAGGCGAGCCATCGAGGCCGCGTAGCCGGCCGGGGAGATGTAGAACCGGGCGCCCTGGCGGGCGTACAGCGGGAGCTTGCCGATGAGCTTGAGGAAGTCGTCGATGGTCAGCGTCTCGAACGAGACGTGGCCGGCGATGGCGGTCTGGAGGGCCGCCGGGGAGGCGTTGCTCGCGAGCTTGTTGACGATCCCGAAGATGCCGCCGTAGGAGGAGCTTCCGTCTCCGATCCATCCGCAGCCGTCGATTTGAAATGCAAGCGAAGTAGCGAACTCCGCGGCGACTGCGTCTGCCATCGAGATCAGGCTGTCCTCGACAACCTCCGAAGACATCCGCGTGGAGACGGCGAGCTTCTTGGCGACCAACTGCACGTTGCTGTAGCTGGGCTGGCTCTCGGTGGAGGCGACGCCTTCGCCGATGAAGTAGGCCGTGGTGCCAGTCACCCGCTTCGGGATGATCATGGTGTCGCGGTTCATCGTCACCTTCTCGACGCTCGACGCGGCGAAGGTGCCGTAGGTCTCGACGAGCCGGATCACGCGAGCAGCGAACTCCTCGGGGACGAGGGCGCCACCGGCCGAGTTGGTGTTCTCACCGAGGGCACGGGCCTCGACGTTGTGGTCCTTGCACCACTGGATGTCGTCGGCGTTCTTGAAGACGTGGGCCTTGAGCCACCGGCCGCAGCGGTAGGCGGTCTCGACGTCCTCGGGGCGCTCGTTGAAGGCCCGAAGCTGGGTGTGATGGGGGACGTGAACGCCCCGAATCTCCAGGTCAGCGAGGGTCTTCTTGGCCCGAAGCTCCTTCGTCGCCGGCTCCTGCACGACAGGGGCGGCGGGAGCGGTCGCAGCAGCGGGAGCGGCCTGATCGATGGTCGAGCGAAGCTCGGCCTCGGCCTTGGCGATGTTGTCCTCGAAAGCGAGAAGCTGACGGATTTCGCCAGACTGCCCGACGAGCGTCTTGAGTTCCGCGTCCTGCTCGGGAGTGCGGTCAGTGAGGTTCGACAGCGCCCGCATCTGGTTCGCGACGGCGGCAGCGCGGTTCTGGAGGCTCTTGAGGTTCTTGGACATGGTCGGCTTGCTCCTGATTGTGAGCCAGCCAACGCGGGTGTGCGGCGGCTGGCGGGTGATTTGCCCGCTAGCGCGCCGCGACCTGAGTCCTCAAGTCACTCGCACTGCTCTCCGCAACGTCCGTCGCGGAGCATCAATGTCTGATACTTTCAACCTACGTTGTTGCGCTACTGTCGTGCAAGTGAGTCTCCAGCACGACTGCGTCAAGCGCTGCGATGGCCGCGATCGCCTCGGCATCGTCGCGTTGCTTTTGCGTCGGCGCGGGCGGGGCCGGCGGCTCAGTTGTTGCAGGTTCCTCAACAACTGCGGCCTCACGCTGCTCACCTTCATTCGGCGCCGCGTTGAGGTTGTCCATCGCGCTCATGGCTGACTTCGCGCCCTCGGATTCATCCTTCGTCGAGCGGCACATGATCTTGCCAGTCTTCTCGTCGAGGTAATAGCAGTCCTCCTCGGTCCATTCGCCCATCTTCGTTCCGATGTCGCGGTAGGCGTTGGTCAAAGCCATGTCTCGTTCGGTCATGTCGGTGTCCTCGTAGCTCTTGAGTGTCTCGTCGTCGTCTTCGGGGTATGCGGCACCGCGCTCGCCGCCAGCATTCATCTGCTCGACGAGGCTGTTGGCCCATGATCTGCCAGGATCGCCGCCCCACAAGCCGTGGGCGATTCGACCGTTCGACGGGTAGCCCTTCTCGCCGGGCGAAAACCCTTCGGCTTTCGCGTCGACTTCGTGGCGATCGAAAAACCTCTTCATCCGCCTCACGGTGCCGGGGCTGACCTTCACTCCATTCGAGAGATCGCGAGCGCGGGCGATGCCGATCGCTGTCCCCCCGCGACCATACTCGCGGCGCCACGCCAAAGCCTTCGCGGCCTCTTTCCGCACGCCTTCGGGGGGCGTGAAGTCGATGTCGGCGATGGCTTTTCGGGCCTCGACACCCAGCTCTTCCATCCGGCGCTGAATCCACTTCTCGCCGCTGTCGCCGCCGGCCAGTTGCCACTCAATCCAGGGGAGTGTGCCCGTCCATCCGGCGTTTTTCGCCGCCGCGCACCGCTCCATCACCTCCGAGAGGCGAGAAACGTCCTCGACGACGACGATTTGGCGGTCGGCGATGCGTTCGGCGAGCGAAATCAGCATCGGATCGACCTGATTGTCGTTCGCGGCGGCCTTCAGGCCCCGTTTTGCCGCATTCGACATCGTTTGGTTGGGCCGATACGCCTCGCCGACGGCCATTTCCATGGCTCGGCGGCTCACGACGACGCTGGAGGCGTCATACGCAGGCCGAGTTACTACGGAAACGTCGTCGAGCAGCGCGATATCGGTGACAGTCCGCTTCCGAAGGCCCCGCGGACCCTTGTCCCACGACTCGCCGCCGTTCGCCGCGGCCCGGTCGACGGCAAATGCGAAGCTCGACGCCTTCACGGTGCGGTTTTGTACCCATGTCGTGACGTCGCGGGCGACGGAAGTGTCGTCGGGGTACGCTTCGTAGCGCAGGCCGTAGTCATCGACCGACAGTTTCAGCGTCCCGTTGCTCGTATTGCCCAGGATGAGGCTGCGATCGTGGTTGAAGAGGGCGTAGACGTCGGGATTCTTGCTCAGAACCCTGTCGAAGGCCCGCTTGTCGATGACCTCGACGAAGCCGCCGAGGTTGTTCGACTCGCTGTCGAACACGGCCGCGTAGCCGCGAAGGACAGGAAGCCGCTTTCCGGTCGAGGAATCCTCGCGGAACTCCACTTCGGGGACCGCGTCGATTGTCCGGCGTTCGATATCCATGGTCAGACCTTGTTCGCGAGGTAGTTGTCGAGGCCGATTTGCTCGATCTGCTTCTTCGTGGCCTCGATGTCGGACACAGATGCCTCGCTCCCCTTGAGAAGCTCGGCGAAAATCTCGGCGGTGACCTCGTCGCCGGCGTTCCTGGCGACGATGATGTTCGCCCGCTCGGCGTTCATGGCCCCATATTCAAGGGCGTAGTTGGAGTCGAGGACGCCTTCGTAGTCGTGGCGCGGCCATTCGGAGTCGGCGTGTTCGCACTTGGGCTCGACGTCGTAAAACTCCAGCCGCGTGGTGACGAGTTTGAGGTGCCCCCGCTCCTCTTCGGCGTCGGCGTCGAAGGCGTCGGCGAGTTTCGTGTAGCCCCACCGCCGGAAATGCACGGCTTGGTCTTGGTACTGCTCGATGGCGGTCATGTGGAGGCTGCGCGAGAGATGGAGCGCGTCCACGACGTTGCCGACCGAGGGGATGGGGGCTGAGAGAGGTGCGATTGGCATGATCACAGGTGCTTGTCGCACCACTCCGACTGGACTGATTCGTACTTCTGGCCACTCCGCTGGCACTCCAGCAGGATTTCTCGCGAGCGGGCCACCCAATTGGCCGAAAACTCTGCGATGTCTCGCCCGGTAGCTTCTGCACAGTCGCGTAGCTCGGACTTCATCCGCTCGCCCATCTGGTCGATCCAGGCGACGACCTTCTCCGGCTTGCCGCGGCGGTCGAAGATGCCGTCGATCTCCAAGCCGGCGAGCCGACGGACGTTCGTCATGAACAAGACCTCAAACAGGTCTGGCGCCGAACGCTTGGCCGGTTCTTTGGCCGGCGGCTCGGCCTGATCCTCGGCCGGTTCGGCCGACTTCTCGCCGGGGATGGCCGGTTCTTTGGCCGGTTCGGGCTTGAGCAGGTCGGTGAGCTTCTGGCCTGTCGGGTTGGCGGCGGTGAACGCCTCAAGCAGGGCCATGTTGACCTGAACGAATCGCTTCTTGCCCTCCTCGCCCTCCAGCGGGTTCATCCCGATGGACGCCCGAAGCTCGTTGACGTCGAGCGCACCCATGTTGAAGAACTCACGGGCGTGCTTCGCCTTCGCCTCGTAGTCGCCAGCCATCAGGGCATTGAGGTCGAAGCCGACGAAGTACGTCTTGTCGTCCACGACGAGGTCGCGGCGGCAGGCCATCTCGATGCGGCGGCACCACGGAATGAGCGAGAACGTGACGAAGTCGATGGCCGACTGCTCGACCGTGTTGTATCGCACGTTCGACATATCGCCGAGGAGATGGCCCGGCACGCGGTAGATGCGGCTCACCTCCTCGACGCTGAATCTCCGCGTCTCAAGAAGCTGGGCGGTAGCGTTGTTGATCTCCTCCGGCCTCTTCTTGAATCCATACGGGACCACGACGGTCGAGAATGCGTTCTTCGGACCCTGGAGCATCTCGTTCCACTGATCCTTGAACCGTCGCAGCACCTCTGGCTTGTGGGGCTGGTCGGTCTCAAAGACAGCGCCGCCGCGGGCGTTGTTCCCGAAGAACGCCGAGGAGTGAATCTCTGCCGCCCTGGCAAGGCCGATGGCCTCGCGGGAGAGGGTCACGGGCACATAGCCTGTCACCCCATCGGACGAGAGCCAGCGAATCACAAAAATCTGCTCCTGCCGATACTCGACGGGGTCGGGACTCGGGTTCAAGAGCGTCGGCGGGACTTGGTAGTAGTAGCGGAGCTTGCCGTTCTCCAGCCGCTTGACCGTCATCCGCGAGGCGTGGAGCGGCTCCAGCTTGTCGACGGCGCCGTTCGGGCCGGGGATGATCTTGCTGTAGGCGTTGCCCCAGAGGAGCAACTGGCTCATCATCCACTCTTTCCACTCAAACGCCGTCATCCAGTCGTTGGTCTGGTAGTGCAGCAGTTCGTGGAGGTGCTGGTCTTCGGCGATCTCCTTGCCGCCGCCGGGGAGGCGACGGTAGAGGTTCATCGGCAGGCTGGCGATCGACTCCGACAGCACTCTGACGCAGGCGAGGACGGCGCTACACTCCAGGCTCGTCTCGGGGCTGACGGTAATGCCGGACGTCGTCCGTCGGGTGTCACGAATCTCTTCAAAGATTCGGGCCAGATTGCTCCTGTTCTCGATGATTTCAAGGACTGCTTCGTCGGCTTGATCCATCTTCAGAACACCATGAGCATTGGTTCGTCGGGCTCGTTCCTGGCCTCGCCCGAGGCGATGCCCAAGGCCATGATCAAGGCCACCATGCCGTCGATGCGGCCAGTCGAACTGCTGTTTTTCTTCGTCGGCTTCACGTTCCCCGCGTCGTCGGTCTTCACCTGGACGTTGCTTGCCTGCCACTGAAGAACCGGGTTGCCGCCGTGCCGCAATCGACCCTGAATTACCAGGGTTTCAAGGAGCTTCGTCGGGGCGTTCATCGACACAAAGCCTTGACCGAAGGGCTTCATCACGACCCCCTCGTTGTCTAGCTGGGTAGTCAGGTGCGTGGCGTTGTATCGGTCGATAGCCACGCCCCTGACTGCGTTCTTCTCGCAGAAAGCTAGAACGTGATCCCGCACGATGTCGTAGTCAGTCACGTCCCCTCCCGTAAGTGTAACAAATCCGGCCTTGGCCCATTCGAGGTAAGGCACGCGGTCCTCCTTGGCTCGCTTGGCGGCGTTCTCCTCGGGGATGAAGAAGTGGGCGTAGATGTCGTAGGTTCCGTCGTCGTCGGGCCAGATCGCCACGAACGCGGTAGTGTCGAACGTCGAGGCCAAGTCGATGCCGCAGTAGCACATCCGCTCGCCGCCCGGCCGGGGCTGCTCGGCACAGTTCTCAAAGGCGCCGGCCTTCAACCACTTCGTCGTCGAGGACATCCACTGGTTCAAGTGGAGCGTCCTGAAAACCGTCTCGTCGGACGGCGACTGCTGCGCCTTGGCCGAGAACTGGTGGAAGTATTCCGGCTTGAGCGTGACGCCGTAGTTCGGATTCGCCTTCTTCCAAGTGGCCTCATCGAACGGGTCATCGGCGGGGTCGGCGGCAAAGATGCACGGCAGGAACGTCGGGTCGACGAGGGCACCGTCGCGAATCTTCTCGGCCCGCTTCCAGTCCTTGTAGCACGGCCCCTGCATATCGGTGCCGGCCGTGGTGATGTAGATCGTGAGGGGCTGCTTTCGAGCGCCCATGCCGGTCTCAAGGACGTCGACAAGCTCGCGGTCGGGGAAGACGTGGTACTCGTCGATCAGGGCGCACGACGGGTTGTAGCCGTGCTTGGTCCCCGCCTCGCTGGAGATGCAGAGCATCTTGGCGTTGCGGCTCGGGACGACGATGCTGTTTCGGTAGACCTTGGCCTTGCGGGCCAGGGCAGGGCAGGACTCCAGCAATTGCTTGGCGGCGTCGTGGAGGATCGACGCCTGGGAGCGGTCGCCGGCCGCCACGATCACCTCGGCGCCCTCGTCGTCGCAGAAGGCCATGTACAAGCCGATCGCGGCTGCGATCTGGCTCTTGCCGTTCTTCCGCGGCAGGGCAAGCAGGGAAGTCCTGTATTGCCTCGTCCCGTCGGGGTTTTTCGTGTTGAAGAGGTCGTTGAGGTAGGCGTCCTGCCACGCCTCAAGCAGGAAGTTCCGCCCGGCGAAGTCGCCGCGGGTGTGCTTCAGGAGCGGAATGAACCGCCGGATGTCGACGAATGGCTGCATCGTTCGCGATTCGCGAATTGCGAAAGTCGGCGTCAGCCGCCCTTCGTGAGTAGCTCATCCATCGGATCGAGGATGACCTTCTGCGCGCCATATCCGAGGCGTGTTCGATCCGCCGGCGTCAGGCCGAGGACCGTCTCCAAGTGCCGGAGCATCTCGCCGGACTCTTTGAACTGGGCCATCATCGCCACGTTCCTGGCGAACCGGATGGAACCATCGGGGGCCAGCACCTCGATGTGCGTGGCGTCGATCTTCTGGAGTTGCTGGGCCGCGTACTCCCAGATGACATACGTCGTCGCGTACCGGGCGATCACGTTCTCGTCGGACTCGGCGAGCGTTCCCATCCCGGCGAGCCAACCGACGACGGCCCGAAAAATCTCTTGAGCCCTCGGCTTGAGCCAAGCAGGGGCCATCAGTTCGGATTCGGGTTTTTCCCCTAGCTCCTCGCGGTTCTTGGCGTGCTTGCTGCCTCGCAACTTGAGGATGTGCTGGGGAGTCGGCGGTCTTCCACGCATATCTTCAGCATGGCAGGCCCGTACAGCCCCGTGCAAAGGAGTGTGGGCGAGTTCGGCGAACAGCCGAACTCGCGAAACGCGGCCATTCCAGCGAATCAGCCAATTTTGTCCACAGAATCGGGGGCAGGGACATGCGGTCTGCCCCAGGGTCGATCCCGCCCAAACTACCCCCCTCCCCCAGTGTGAAGGCTCGGGGGGGGATCCCGAGACCGTCGGGGGCTCGTGGCCGCCCGAGTCACCGGGGGACAGGACTGCCGATCATCCCGAGACCGTCGGGGGCTCGTGGCCGCCCGAGTCACCGGGGGACAGGACTGCCGATCATCCCGAGACCGTCGGGGGCTCGTGGCCGCCCGAGTCACCGGGGGACAGGACTGCCGATCATCCCGA